CAATGAAGAAGAAAAAGACCAAGAAAAGGGCAAGAAACACGAAAAAAGGCACAATTGTCGGTAAATATTCATCACAAGAAGCATAAATCAGGAGAGGTAAATAGGTATGTCACAGATTTACAAGCACACAATACATAAAAACAAGGCTGCAAAGGCAGAACCCAAGCCAGAGCCTAAAGAAGAGCCAAAAGAAGCCCCAAAAGACGATAAAAAAGAGCCAAAAGCGAAGAAAAAGTAATGGATGACAATCAATTTGCGACTATTCTTAAATCAGAGATAGAGCAAGCCAACAATTACTATGATACAGAGCTATCTTCTGATCGTGTAGAGACCCTACAGTTTTATCTTGGCGAACCTTTCGGCAACGAACAGGAAAATCGCTCTAAAGTAGTCCTCTCAGAGGTAAGAGATACCATTGAGTATCTCATGCCATCACTCATGCGTATTTTTGCGTCTACTGATAAGTTCTGTCGCTTTGTAGGGCGTAATGCAGAAGATGTAAAAGGTGCAGAGCAAGCCACAGAGCTTGTGAACTTTGTACTGAACAGCCAAAACAACGGCTTTACAGTATTGCATAACTTTTTTAAGGACGCATTGCTGTTTAAGATTGGCGCAGTAAAGACGTTCTGGGAGGAAACAGAGACAACAGTTAACGAAGAATATGAGCGATTGAGCCAGCTTGAGTTAACTACCCTACTTGATGACCCAGCTATAGAACTTGTGTCTCAGGAGATTGTTGAAGAAGGCGTTACAGACCAGATGGGTAACGAGATACCCACCGAGCAGTATTTTAATGTTGAAGTCAAAAGACGCACGAAGAATGGCAAGGTAAAGATAGAGAATATACCCCCAGAGGAGCTTATATTTTCGCGCAGAGCGAAGTCTATGGATGACTGCACATTCATAGGACACCGAACACAAGTTAAGGCTGGTGAGCTAATAGAACGTGGCTATGACGCAGACCTTGTTATGTCGCTTACAGGCGATAAAGAGTTAGACGATGAGTCAGAGCGTCAATCACGCTTTCAGGACATTGAGTCCAGCCCCTATGATAATGCTGTAGACCCCACCAACAGAGAGGTATTGGTGACAGAGGCGTATATCAGGGCTGATTATGATGGTGATAATGTACCGGAACTACGCAGAGTTATTGTGTTAGGCGATAACTACGAGATTGTAGAGAATGAGCCTTTTGACAAGATACCTTTTGCGATAGCGAGTCCTATACTTATGCCTCATAGAATGGTGGGCTTGAGTGTGGCTGAGATGGTTATGGACTTACAGCTAATAAAGTCGCAAATCTATCGACAGATGCTGGATAATCTCTATCTGACTAACAACTCCAGAGTGGCGGTTGTGGAAGGACAGACTAATCTTGATGACCTTTTATCAAGCAGACCAGGAGGAATAGTTAGGATGCGCGCCCCTGGAATGGTACAGCCATTAGCCGTTCCTCAGTTAGGCGCACAAGCGTTTAATATGCTTGAGTATGCAGACCAGATTAGAGACCAGCGTACAGGCTTTTCTAAAGCCTCTCTAGGGCTTGACCCAAAGCAGTTGCAGTCAACATCAACCAACGCTGTAAATGCCACCATACAAGGCGCACAGCTAAAGATAGAGATGATAGCGCGAGTCTTTGCTGAGACTGGTGTTCGAGATATGATGTTTAACATCCTACACCTGATACAAAAGCATCAGGACAAGGCGGTAACGATACGCTTGCTGAATGAATATGTGGATATAGACCCAAGAGCCTTTGCGAATGAGTATGATTTAGAGGTAAATGTTGGTTTGGGTAATGGGGAAGAAGACCAAAAAGCAGCGATGCTGGTACAGATTGCCAATAAGCAAGAGCAGATGTTGAGAGAGTTAGGCATTAATAACCCTGTGGTGAAGCCATCGCAGTACGTTAATACGCTGAAGAAGATAGCGGAAATGGCTGGCTTTAAGAATACAGACCAGTTCTTTAGTAGCGGTGAGGCGTTAGACCAAGCTGCACAACAGGCACAGGAACAGCCCCCAGAGCAGAATATTGAACTGCTAAAGCTACAGGAAGAGTTGAAGCTGAAGCGTGAGGAAATGGAAGCGAAGATTGCGCTTGAGAGAGAAGAAATGTTGGCAAAAATTGAGCTACGCAAGTTTGAATTTGAGGCTGAACTCAATCTACGACAACAGAAACTCGCACTAGGTGGCGAGATATCAACGAATCTACCGACAGCACAATGACAGATTTAGAGAATGAGCGTCACAGAGGCGCAAGGGCGCAATCTATAATGACAGACCCTATTATGATTGAGTCATTTCAGATACTAAAGGGCAACTACTTTAATGCGTGGGCTGACAGTATGCCTACCGATACAGCAACAAGAGAGCATTGCTGGAATATGTATAACGCCATTAGAGATTTAGAAGGACAACTGGATTCCGTTATTAAGACGGGAAAATTTGCAGACAGACAATTAACAAAAGGAGTTTAGGATGCAAGACACCCCTAGCAACCCTGAAGAGGGAACTGGGAACTTATCGCAAAATGATGCGGTAAACCTATTATTGGACACGAATAGCCCTTCAGAAGAAGTAAGCGAAGTCCAGCCAACAACCGAAGTGGAGACTGAAGAAGTTGAGGCGGTTGAAGAACAACCAACCGAAACAGAAGCAGAAGAAACAGAGGCAGAGGAAGTCACCGAAGAAGAGGCAGAAGCCGAACCGGAAGAGACCCTCTACAGAGTGAAAGTGGATGGTGAGGAGTATGACGTTAATACTGAAGAACTCATTAAAAACTATCAACTTGAAAAATCGGCTCAGAAAAGACTACAAGATGCTGCGGAACAACGAAAAGAGTTAAGCAGCAAGGAAGCGTCTTTGGAGCAAGAGCGTCAGAAATATGCTCAAGTCCTACAAGTGTACGAACAACAGCTAGCACAGCCTCAACAGGCAATGAGTCAGGAACAGTTAGCGCAACTGAAATCCGAAGACCCCATTGCATACAATACCTATTTGGTTGAGGAACAGCAGAGACAAAGCAAACTTCAAGCGGTTCAACAAGAACAGCAAGTCCTTAAGTCTCAGCAACTAGCGAAACAGGCTGATTTACTGCTTGATCTAATCCCATCGTGGAAAGACCAGGGTGTAGCAGCGAAAGAAAAAGGCGAATTAGTCGGTTATTTACGGAATCAGGGCTTTTCGACTGATGATATAAATAACGCAACTGATGCGAGGATAGTAAACATGGCACGAAAAGCACAACTTTACGACAATCTACAAAACAAAGCGACTGTCGTAAAAAAGAAAGTGGTTACTGCGCCTAAAATGGTAAAGGCTGGACAGCCCAAACCACGTACAAATGTACAAGACAAGGCAAAGAAAGACGCTTGGGCAAAGCTTAAAAAGACAAACAGCAGAGATGCTGCTGTCGAATATCTTTTAACCAAGTAGCTATTAAGGAGTAAATAATATGGCAACTTTTCTAACTTCAAATGCGGTTGGAGAGAGAGAGGACTTATCGGATGTGATATATCGCATTAACTAGATCGGTGCGATTAAAACTGGATGAATTGCTGGAACCCTAAGTCAGAAATGATATGGCAATCAGCAGCCAAGCTATCTACACAGCGATAGAAGGTTCAGAGACTACCTGAGAGGTTAGCCCTCTTAATAACAGGCTAGAGCGTCCAGCACTATTAATTTAGTGATGATATAGTCCAATCCTCATCTAAAGGTGAGAGGGAGATGCGATCCCGATGAGACCCCTGTTTTTTCTAACGCAGCAAAAGAAACCACAAAGGCAGTAACGCACGATTGGCAAGTCCAAGAATTAGCGTCTGCTGCTGATGATAACCATGTCAACGAAGGGGCTGACTTTTCCTACGTCAACCCAACAGCGACAACCCGTTATGATATGGCGGCTTAATGTAGTAATACATTTCGAAAACTCTGTGAATTCATGGAACACCCTAACGTAAAGCCGAGGGCAATCATGAGCCAAGCCTAGAAATAGGAAGGTGCAACGACTATCCCAAATGGGAGTACACTCAAGTGAGTGGAAGTGCAGAGCATCCTTATAGGATGATGATATAGTCTGAACTATGGTGAGAGCCATAGCGGTTCGAAAGAACGGCTTGAGAGTAACGTCCTCAAGTGAACATTTTGCTATCAAACGTACACCAGATTGCAGCACAGGCAGCAAGTGTATCAAACACACTTGATGTTGTGGACAAAGCTGGTAGAGACAGAGAGACAGCCTACGTTAAGATAATCAAGGCGATTGAACAGAGAAGAGACATAGAAAAGGGTTTATTCAAGAACGAAGCAAAATCAGCTTCAGACCCAAGAAAGACAGCAAAGTTCTTGTCCTACATGAGCAATGTTGTTCTTGAGTCTGGTTCATCTGTAGCGTCAGGCGGTGACGGCTCAAATGCTGCTACTATGTCTGGTTCAAACGACGCTCTTGAGTTGGCTGATATTGAAGGCGCAATGAAATTAGCCTATGAGGATGGTGGACAGCCAGATATGCTTGTTCTCTCTCCGGCTAACAAAGTTGCTTTCAGTGGCTTGAGTTCTGGTAGTGTTGCGACTAACCAAATCCAGATGACAGCACCAGCCGAAGCTGCAATCGTAGGTTCAGTGTCCTTGTTTTTAACAGACTTTGGTACGCTAAACGCTGTTATTGACAGAAACGCAACAAACACAGAGATACTTCTGTTAGATAGTGACCACTACGCAATCGGTCACTTACCAGGCAGAATGTTTAGTGTCTCTGATGTAGCAGCTACAGGAGATGCAACAAAGTTTGCAATCATTTCTGAGTATGTATTAATTAACAGAGCACCGAAAGCCCACGCGGCAATTTTCGATCTCAATACATCATAATTATAAAAGGTTGAGGGGGTGCAAGCCCCCTCTCCTCTTGAGGATACAATGCGAAAAGTCTTACTGAGTAAAAATCCCCACACAGGGAAAGAAACATGGATTGAGGACACTGTTGATGGTCTTCAGGTCAATACACGAGTAAACGTGTCTCCTGTACTTGATTTTGCCAAGAAGCAAGAGGGAGAATATCGTTATGGGTCGTTGATTGGGAACACCCAAAAGCATCAACAAAAGATAGCTGAGATACCAGCACCTTTATTTTTTGAATTACAGAAGAAGTTTGGTCACTTCAAACACAATAAAAAGAAGTGGCTGAAATGGCTGCAAGACCCTGAGAACAAACACTTTAGAACGACTGGTGGTCGATTAACATGAGTTTAGATACCTATTCTAACCTACAGACTTCAATAGCTAATTTTTTAGCAAGGGATGATTTAACTACCAATATCCCTGACTTTATTTCGTTAGCCGAAGCACGAATGTCTAGGGAGTTGGATACACGCTCACAGGAGACTTCTACAACTATCTCCACTGTAGCCGGAACAGAAAGCTATGCTTTACCTACTGATTTGCGTGAGATACGCGTAGTAAAGCTAAACAACAACCCTAACAGGGTGTTAGACTTTGCGACTCCAGATAGCTTTTTCAAGACGCATAGCTCTGAAGGACAAGGCACACCAGTATCTTATACCATTATAGGGTCGAATATTCATGTGCGTCCTATACCTGACGCAGTGATATCACTAGAGATTATATTTGGTAACGGCATAACAGCCCTATCGGACTCTAACACAAGCAATACAGTGCTGACACGCCACCCAGATTGTTACTTATATGGGTCTTTAGTTGCAGCGCATACCTTCTTAATGGATGAGGCGAGAGCTACACAATACGATGCGTTATTTAGCAGAGCCATGACAGAGATAAAAAGAGATACGCAACAGGCACGTTTTGGCGGTGGTGCGTTAACGATGAAACAAGACTTTGGTGCTACATGATACCTTTTGGAGAGTGGCTACCTGACCAAGCCCCATTGAACTCTAGTGGTGCAACAGTGGCTACAAATGTTATAGCTGCTGCAAGGGGATACAGACCCTTCTTGGGATTAGCAAACTTATCACAAGCTGCTGATGCCTATTTACGAGGGTTCTTTGCGACTATTGATAGTGGTGGCACAGTACATTTATTTGCTGGTAACGCTACAAAGTTATTTAAATTCAATGCTGCAACAGCAGCGTTAGACGATGTAAAAAGTGGTGCGTATACATTAGCAAGTGACGATCAATGGAAGTTTGTGCAGTTTGGTAATAGTGTCTATGCAGCAAGTGGATTGAATAATCTGTTGCAAAAATACACACTTGGGTCTTCTAGTACCTTTGCCGATGTATCTGGCTCACCAAAGGCTAAGTTTCTTGCGGTTATACGAGACTTTGTAGTAACAGCGCATAACAATACAAGCTCTACAAATAACCCTTTTCGGGTGCAGTGGTCACAGATTAATGATGCCGATACATGGACAGTAGGCTCTAATCAGGCTGACTTTCAGGACATACCTGATGCCGGAAACATTACTGGCTTAGTTGGTGGTGACTTTGGCGTTGTCTTATTGGAGAGAGGTATTGCAAGGATGCAATATGTAGGCTCTCCTTTGATCTTTACCTTTGATATGGTGGAGACAGGGCATGGGTGCGATATACCAAACTCTATATCAGCACTTGCGCCTACACAGATATTTTACTTAGCCTCCGATGGCTTCTTTATGTTTAATGGAGAGCGATCAATACCAATTGGGGCTGAAAAGGTAGATACGTTTTTCTTTGATGACTCGTCACCGCATCACTTAGATAGATTGAGTTGCAGTATAGACCCTATCAATCAGGTAGTTGCATGGAGTTATGTATCTAATGAAAGCGTAGCTGGTACGCCTGATAAGATAATTATGTATAATTATGCGGTGGGGCGCTGGTCATTAGCAGAATTAGACCATGAGTTTATAGGCACAATTATATCGCCTAGTTTTACACTTGAGGCTTTGGCTACGATATCCAGTAGCTTAGACGCATTGGGTACGTCTTTGGACTCACGTTTCTTTAGAGGCGGTCAAAGTGCTTTTGCTGCGAGTTCAAGTAGTAAGATTGCGTCCTTTACAGGCGATGCGTTGGCTGCAACATTGGAAACGGCAGAGTTTGAGCCAGCAAAACTAAAGAAGTCACTCGTTAAGAGTGTTACACCCTATGTTACATCGAAAGATGTAGCTCCTACCCTCACTGTACAAGTGGGGTCTCGTTCTCGACAGATAGATACTGTTTCGTTCACTGCGTCTGCCAACCTGAACACTGATAACTTTGTACCCATCAGGAGTAATGGTCGCTATCACAGAGTACGGGTAAATGCTAGTGGTGGTACTTGGCGTTATGCGTTAGGAGTAGATGTTGAGACAGCCAGTCTGGGAAGACGTTAATGGCTAATTTCAACTTTCTGCGCCTACCCCAAGCTGGGGGAACGCCTAGAGAGGTTAGTAGTGCCGTAAATTTACTGCTCGAAGGCAAGCTAAACTCTACTGGGTCTTTTACCTTA